TGTGATCTGCCATGTGCGTAGGTATCTCTGAATCAGCCCAGTTCTTATAAACACCTTTAGGAGCTATAATAATAGCACCATTTATAAGACCTCTATCATAGAGCATAGACATATTATCTATTAATACTTTTGATTTACCTGTACCCATCTCCATAAAATAGGCAAATACTTCTTTATCCCATGACATTTCTAATGCCTTTTCTTGATGTGCGTATGGCTTAGTTTTAAATTTGTATAACATGTTTGCTTTTTCTTTCTATAAATCGTATACAATGATATAAAGTAAAAGTCAAATGAGTAAAGTTTATTTAACACAGGAAATACCTACCGATAGAGAAACCGGCAAACCAAAATACAGTATTGCAGGTGCTGCGAAGTATGGCGAAATTGTGACTTTGCTACCTATGTATTCTCAAATTATTTATTCACCAGGACCAGCAGTGCAAAAATTAAAAGGTCTTTTAAAAGATTTTACATCAGAAGATTATTTATTATGTGCAGGAGATCCAGCGATTATGTGTGCTGTTACTTCTATTATAACACAACTTACGAATGGTAAATTTAAATTATTAAAATGGGACAGACAAGAAAAGAGTTATTATGTTTTAAACTTTGACATTTAAAATTTTTTAGTGTATAGAAAGCAACATGAAAGTGAGGAAATATGACAATTAATCTGAGAGCAGACGCACCTAGTCAATCTGATCGTATAGATCCCTCTGAATTATCAGGAGAGATTGAAAAATTAAAGACTGTGCAAACGCAAATAAAAGCAAAAGAAGACGAAATAAAAACTTTAAAAGACCAAGAAAAAAATTTTAGTAATGTAGTTATTCCAAAATTAATGGAAGACTTAAATATTAAAACAATGAAACTATCTGATGGATCAGAAGTTTCTGTTAAAGAAATTTATAGTGCCACTATAAAAGCAGACAAGAAAGCTGAGGCACACAAATGGCTTCGAGACAATGGCCTAGGTGATATTGTGAAGAACAAGATCATCGTTACCTTTGGCCAGAACGAAGACGACAAGGCTATGGCGTACGCTACCCTTGCAAGAGGGCAGGGTTATGAACCAACTCAAGAAGAGAAAGTTCATCCTGCCACTCTCAAAGTAGTATTGGAAGAATGGAAAAAATCTGGTAAAGATGTTCCATCCGATCTATTTTGGACGTTTGAAGGTAATCAAACGAAAATAAAAGGTAAACTAATAGACTAATAAACTAACAAAGGAGTAAATATGAAAACTGAAAGTAGTCTAGCAAAGAAAGGTAATGCAGGTGCATTATCTACAATCGATCTCAGAAAGGATTCTGGAAGAGGATCCCAAGAGATTAAAACAGAAGACGTATCCACACCGATTCTGAAAATCTTACACCAGTTATCACCTGAGTGTAATTCAAGAGATCCTAAATATGTTGAAGGTGCAAAACCTGGTATGATATATTCAGGCAGTCTTGGTATCATGCAAGATGGAGACAAAGGGATAAACATAATGGTTGCGTATGCACAGATGCGTTATCCTGAATGGCAAGAGATGGGAGATAGCCCATCAGCTCCGGTAGGCACACATATGTCTATACCTGCAGATGCAAAAGAAGAAAAAGGTGGAAGATACAGATTACCAAATGGTAATTACGTAGAAAAAACTGCATACTTTTATGTTCTGATTTTAGTAAATGATGAACTTAAACCAGCAGTGATTCCTATGAGATCTTCAAATCTTACGCCAGCAAGAGAACTTAACAATTTGATTAAGAATCAAAGAGTTACGGATGACAAAGGTTCTTTTGAACCAGCTTCTTATCATACAGTTTATAATTTAAAAACTGCATCAAGAACTGCTGGAAGTAAAAGCTGGCATGTCTACAAACCAACAAAGGTTAGAAGTCTTAACATCACAGATAAGAAAGATTCTGATATGTATAAGATCGCTCAACAGTTGGAGGAGACAGTAGCGAAGGGAACAGCTAAACCTAAATACGAGAACAACAGACAATCAACTGCTGATATTGTATAAACATTTAGGGGCGGCTTCGGTCGCCCCTTACATTTATGAAAGAGTTTATAAAATATTTCACAGGGTTGAAGCGTAATTATGGTTTTTGTAATATTAAAAACGGTTATGTTGATCCAGAGACAGGAAAGATAAAATTTAATCCAGGTGATTATGGATGGTCTTCTGTTGAAGTAACAGATGAAGATTATAACAACCACCTTGCAGGTAAAAAGTCTATAGGCATACAACCATGTAATGATAAAGGTATGGCATCCTTTGGTGCTATAGATGTAGATCCAAAAAAATATATTGGTTTTGAAATACAGAAGTATCTAGAAATCATACAACAAAAAGAATTACCTATCATACCTGTTAAATCAAAGAGCGGAGGTTTACACCTATACGTATTTACAAAAGAACTAGTGAAAGCTAGTGACATCAGAGAATTTTTAGAAACATTATTATTTACATTTGAACTACCATCAAACACAGAGATTTATCCTAAACAAACTAAACTAGGAACTAATTCAGATGGTAAGCCTATCAATGGTAACTTTATAAATCTACCATACTTTAATAAAAAAGAACGTGTTGCACTTATGCCATCTGGTGAAGAAATGGATTTTAATAAATTTATTACAGTTGTTGGTTTAAATTTACAAACAAGAAAAGAATTAAAAGATATTGCAAACAATCTAGTTACGAAAGAACTTACAGGAGGACACGCAGAGTTTTTAGATGGCCCACCTTGTCTGCAGTTAATAACAAAAGATCTTACAAATGGTAAAAAATTATCTGATGAAAGAGATAGATTCCTATACAACTATATGGTCTTTGCTAAAAAGAAGTTTAAAGATAATTGGGAAGACAAAGTAAAAGAAGCTGCTAGAAATTATGTGCTTTATGATAATGTATGGGGTGATTCTAAAGTAGAAAAGAAAATAAAAGATTGGAAGAAAGATACAGCTGGACATACTTGTAGTGAAGATCCTATCGCTAGAAAATGTTCTAGAGTCGAATGTGTTAAAAGAACTTACGGAATAGCTTCTCAACTAACTAGATCTTGGCCTATGCTATCTGGACTACAGAAGATAGACTTTAAACCTGATCCAGAATTTTATTTAAACGTAACCAAACCAGATGGATCTGTTGTTCAAATACATGCTAAAGATATTAAAAAGATAATAGAACAAAGAGAACTCAAAGCTTTGATAGCTGCGCAAGCAGATATGTTACCACCTTCAATTAAGTCTACAGACTTCCAACCTATGATACATAACCTGATGCAAAGCATAGATGTCATGCAACCGGCCTCAGGAACCACACCAAGAGAAATATTATTTGAATTAACAAAAGAATATTTAAATGGTGTCAGAGCTACAAGTCATAATTCATTTGCAAGTGGTGCAGTATTAGAAGAAGATGAGTATGTGTATTTTAAATTTCAACCGTACTACGATGAATTAAAAAGAAATGAATGGAAGAAAGATGAACAAAGAACTTCTTACATACTACATACTTTATTTAAAGGTGAGTTTGATCAACAGAAAAGATATCCAGGCAAAGATAAAAACGGAAAATATTTTCCTGCAATACGTTGTGTAAAATTACCTATAGAAATATTTAAGAAAGACAAAGCTCCAGAAGAAATTATAGATATGGAAAGCAAGGAGGATATAGTTTGATTTATAAAGTATATGGACCTCCAGGCACAGGTAAAACACATAGTCTAATTAGTAGAGCTAAAGCTTATGCTAGAGTTGGCGTGCCTTTACACAGAATAGGTTACTTCGCTTTTACAAAGAAAGCAGCACAAGAGGCAATCAAAAGAATGCCAGCTGAAGAAAAACAATTACCCTACTTCCAAACATTGCACGCTTTTTCTTTTCACACTTTAGCTTTGAAAGAAGAAGACATCATGCAGCCTTACCACTATGAAGATCTAGGTAAAATATTAAATATAAGGGTAAACTATGTTGACAAATATAACGAAGAAGAGACACATTACTTAACAAATGACAACCCCTATTTTCAACTAATTGGTAGAGCGATTAATAGAGATATAACTATACGAGAAGAGTTTGATAGAAACGAGCATGATAAAAAATATATAAACTGGGATACTCTAAAACACATTCATCATAATTTAATAGAATACAAAAAACAAAATCAGCTAAAAGATTTTAACGACATAATCAAAGGAGTTACTTTAAAAATGATAAAAGACTTTGATGTTGTTTTTATTGATGAAGCACAAGATTTATCTCCATTACAATGGAAGCTGTATGATTTATTAAAACAAAAAGCAACGGACATATATCTAGCCGGTGATGATGACCAAGCCATCTTTGCATGGGCAGGAGCTGACGTAGAAAGATTTATAAGAGAACCAGCCAAAGAAAAGATTTTAAAATATTCAAAAAGAATATCAAAAGCAGTGCAGGAAGAGTCTAATATTATCACTAATAGAATAGTAGGATCTAGAAAGATAAAAGATTATCTACCTAATAGTAACAAGGGAGAGACACAGTACATATCAAACTTAGGACAAGTAGATTTATCAAAAGGTAAATGGTTGATTTTAACTAGAACGAGATCCACACTTTTAAAGATAATGGAAGAACTTAAAAAAGCTAACCTTTACTTTCAAAGTAAAAAGGGTAAAAGTTTTAGAGTATCAATGTATAATGCAAAAAGATATTACGACAGTTGGAAATCTGGTAAAGAGTTAGATGATAAATACTTTAAAGACATAAAAGAGTTTACTGGAGATGTAAAACTAGATAAGACCATCTCTTGGTTTGATGCATTTATCAACGCAGATCTTACAGAAAAAAATTACATTAGACAATTATTAGAAAGAGGAGAAAGACTTGATGAAGATGCAAGAATATGGTTATCTACCATTCACGCTATAAAAGGTGGTGAAGAGGATAATGTTATTCTGTCATTGGAGCAAGGAGATAAAATACAGAAAGCAATAAAGAAAAGTTTTGATAAACAAGATGAAGAGCACCGTGTTTGGTATGTTGCAGTGACTAGAGCTAGACACAATTTATATAAGTTGAAAGCAAAGATAAAAAGAAAAGGATATAATTTATGACAGACAAAAGTATATTTGACCACGTTAGTCCACAGAATAAACAAATAGGTGGATCCCATTATAAAAATTTTCACATACAGCCGTACGAGTTTATTTCTAAAAATAACCTCTCGTTCTTTCAAGGCTGTGTTGTGAAGTACGTTTGCAGATACATGAAAAAGGATAAGATAAAAGATTTAGAAAAGATTATACATTACTGTGAACTAGAAATT